ATTGAATCGACCCAATATACAGGTACCCGCAAGAGACAATTGCATGAACTTTGGAAAAGCATGTGCCATAGTGATGGGAAGCATCAGCGTTCTAATTTTATTGTTCGTTGTTTTCCCAAAGATGAGTCTTATGCCACCTACAAGCACATCCGAGGTATTTATGCAAGAGTTGATGAATTTAAACTTAGAGTTGGTCCAGTATTTCAAAGACTTGAAACAGCTCTCTATTCCCATCCCCAATTCATCAAGCATATCTCAGTCGGCGATAGACCTAGGTACGTCTATGACCGGCTTTTTGCAAGCGGTGCTCAATACATCGCTACCGATTATACCGCTTTTGAATCTCACTTCACTAAGCAACTCTTTGAGGAATGTGAGTTTCAACTTTACAGACATTTTACCATCAATCACTCCGACGCTCGATCTACTATCGAATACTACTGCCAAATTGTGGGCGGAATCAATGAATGTGAGTTCAAACGAGTCCGAGTCCGTATACCGGCGTGTAGAATGTCAGGCGAAATGTCTACTTCCTTGGGTAATGGGTTTACCAATTTCATGGTTTTCAAATTCATGTCAGAACTGTTCGGGATACGAGGAGCTGAATGCGTCATCGAAGGAGATGACTGTTTGGCTCGAATCTACGACCCCGGCTGTCATTTATGTGAACGACACATGGAACAGGTCAAATCAAGAACCAAACCGCTCAAGTTCGACGGAACAGTTGATGAATATGTTCAATTCTGTCAAACAGCAGGTTACCCAGTCGATGGAGAGTACTCCCGCAGTGGCAAGTACAGTGGTGGATTCCCTAAAGTCTGCTGCAACACTTGTCGCGGATGGCGCTTCCGATTTATCACAGGACACGATATCACGATTAAATGCCTTCGTTGTAAGACTAGGCTATACCGAGTGCCAAGTCCTGTGGTGGATTGTGCTAGTGCCGCGTGTCGGAGGGCAAGAAGCTTGCGAAAGTATTCAATTCTTGTACCGACTGGTTGCTACAGGGACTATATTAGTTCTTTCTATGCTGCTCTTGGTTTTAATGTCAAAATTGAATTTCACTTCGACATTAGCCAGGCTGGTTTTTGTAGTATGGTGTTTGACTGTGACTCTTTTGTCGTGGTTCCTGCACCTCTCAAAAAGATTCTAAACTTGGGATGGGCGCACCGCAAATATCATCGTAGTAGTGATAAGGTCCGGTTGGAGCTATTAAGGGGAAAGTGTTTGTCGCTTCTTGCTGAATCAGCAGGCGTACCGATACTTCAATCTTTGGCTCTAGCCGGTCTTCGACTCACTTTTGGTTCTCATTGGAGAATAGATGATTGGTGGGCCCGTAACAAGATGAAGAATAGTAGCTTGGTACCAAAAATGATCTTATCAAATTCTCGTGATGTTATGGAGCGTGCTTACTCATTTACTTGGGAAGAGCAGTTCCAGCTTGAGCGTTATTTTGACTCGTTAGTTGTGCTTGGGCCGGTGTCACATCCAGTGATATTGGCCCATTGTAACAACGACCAGTTACATTACGCTCTACATTATGTCCGACCTGATGAAGGAGATCGACCATGCATGTCATTACCCC